CTCTGTTAAAACCCCTTGGGAGAAGAATTGTGTACCTGTCATACCTTTAAACCAATACATCTCATGTTGAACTGTACCAGAAGAAGATTTAGGTATAATTAACATTTGAGCTACAGGTTTATCTAAGGTGTGTGATAATCTTCTTAGAATAGTCCCGTCACCTGTATAATCAATTATATCACAAAAACCAACTTTCTGTCTGAAAGTATTCACCACCATTTGGTCTAAAGAGTTATTAAACCTATCTGCCCCTGACAAACCTGTTTGATCTAAAGTAAAACCACTAGCACTAAAAGAAGTGACCCCTAATGTTCTAATAGAGTCAGTCATTTGACCCATACGTCTAAATTTATTTACACCTAACTTAGGAGAAATAAATTCTTCCCAACTTGTTTCACCTGAGATACATTTAACAAATGATACACACTTCCCATCAGATATATCAAAACCCACGTCTATATCTATAGCACCCCCAATGCCAGTATACAACTGACTATTGAAGCATGTTGATAAATCAAAACCTGATAGATCTTTTTTACCACCAGTATCTTTTATAAGTATCTCTACTGGTAGTTGTCCTGTAATAGCTGTAGTTTCTGGTAAAATACCTCTTGATGCTTTAGCACCAGTATCACCTATCTCAGCAGGTACCCACCCAGTATTATCTTGATCATGCATGATGCCAATGTTCACACCTACAGGTGAAGCATCTTGAATAAAGTCTAATAGTTTATTAGGTGTAAAAGCACCATCATAGGATATCATATAGGACGCTGGGTAATGCTCATGGTATCTGACTTCAGTAGAATTAGTAGCCTCTGATAGCATAGTCATAATTTCTTCGGGAGTTCCTTGGGAATTATTTACAGAAATCTTAAATTTAATCTGTACTCTATAATCATCATCGGACATACCATCTCTAATCTGACCTACTATATCACCTATTTGGTCTAGTTGTTTACCTACTGCGGTATCTAAACTTCTACTACTAGCTACATCAAATATAGTCTTTTCTATATCTTCATTTTGCTTTAAGTACGCAGTTAATTGACCTTCTATATTAGGTTTACCTTTAAACTGGTCTAAAAGTCTATCTAAACCTTGGTCAATTTGATTTATTCTAGCTGGAAAAGGCATTAAAACTCCTTATGGTTGAAACCAGATATTTTCCATGTCTATTCCAGATAACCTTAAAACTTGCTTTAGTTGTACAGAAGTGACATTAGCCACTGTGTTATCAGCTAAAGCCCACTTAACAGTTTCTGTATCATTATTTAGTGATAGTATAGCTGTTGTCATACGAAACCTAGAAATTTCATCTCCGTCAAACACCATACCATCTACGGTAACTTTTAAATTATCAACCGCTGTAGACCTCTGAGATTTAAAGTATTCTCTGAAGTGGCTATATAACTCAGAGTAGGAATCATTGTAATCAGGTTGTTGAAACATTTCACCTTGCCTACCTTTCCTATCCCACTGTGTGTATATATGAAACCATTGCCACATCTTTGTTTCATACACTAGATTTGCAGCCTCCACAATAGTTTTATCGCCTGATTCAGTATCACTAATAGCATCTTGCAACTTATAAGTGTTTGGCGTTTGCTTTTGATTAGTTAGTTCTGTGTCTTCATAAAAAAATATTAAATCAAACATTTTATACCCCTGCACTTATTTCACACGACCACTCTGTACCAGTACCACTAGGTAAAGACTCTATGGTGAAAGTTGCTATTCTATTTGCAGGTATTGTACCTGTAAAGCCTACCCTAGTAGCTCCAGCATTTAGAGTTACTGTTGTTGAGTTTGTTGTACGTACCTTCACCACTGAACCTATTTGTTCTGTACTACCCCCTACCGAAATAACATTTTCTAATGTTATAACTGTACCCGTCATAATAATATAAAAATTTACTTGGTCTCTTGTTAAGGTAGGACTAGCAGCAGTTATTACAGTAACCTTACCCACATTAGGCTGGGCGGCATTTAATAATGTAGCCTGTTCATCTAAATACACTGCCCAATCGTTAATTAAATCAAACTGATAATTTAAAAATGACCTTGGTACAAATTCGCCATCTTTTTGCCCTGAATCCTTCCACTGTACTGTAGGCTCTACCTTATTTGGTAGTCCTGATATTGGGTCATTCTCGTCTAAAGTAGCCCAAGCTGGGAATACACTAGGTCTTGCCATTAATTACTCCAAAATTATTTCTATTCTACTTGCTACAAAAGAAGATATTTCTTTATCTGATATTAGTATTGTGTTATCATTAAATTCTAATATATTTGGCTCTATTAAAGGGTCTGTAGAAGTAGCTGTTAATACTCTTAAATCTTGTATACCCGTAGTAGATGAATATATTGACCCATAAAACCTTTTAGATATAATATCCTCACCTAAACCCCTACCACTACCATAAGTTAATATAGCAGACGCCATTGATGTAGTCCCTGTTGATGGGAAGGCTTCTTCAGAGTACTTAGTGTAGTACGCTTTTACCCAAATATATATATTGGTTGGTCTTGAAAATTTAACAGCTTGTAGCCTACCTTGACCATCCACTATGGATACTGTAGTGTTACCATAAGTTTCTATACTGGCAGGTTTACTCTCCCACAAAGCTTCAGCTATCTCCTCATCAGAACCTCCGAGGATAACACACTCATAAGATTTAGGGGGTACACCCAAAGCAGAAGTTGCCATAGTTCTATTCTCATTAAGAAAAGCCCTAGTCACCCCAGCCACTTGAAGTATCTTAGCCTCAATATTAGGTACTGTTGTGTTACCATTAATAGCACTAGATTTTTTGAACCTACTTCTTAACTCTTCATCAGTCTCTAAATCTCTACCATTTATTAAATCCCCTGAATTATTCACGGAATTAAGACCTATTACTGGGGTCACTATATTAATTAGAGAATTCTGGTTAGTGGTTATATTACCAGTAACCAACCCTTGAACGTTAACAGTATCTTGGAAGGTAGAAACCTTTGTACCTACGCCAGCAAAGGGTGTATTATTTGCTTGATGAGCTGGTGTAGGGGAAGCAATTACTTGTGCCACTACAGTTATAGGTACTGTTTCATTTTTATTTATAACATTAAGGGTAGTATTACTATTTAAGTTAGAACCTATTAAAGGCTCGAAGTATGGTATTAACTGTTTTACAAACTCTTGATTATTTTCAGTAACCAATTCTATATAGTAGTCTTTTGATGTAGGTATTAAAGCTTTTAATGCTGGAGCAACTATTGTGGTAGTGTTAGTATCTGGCCATATAGTTTGATATTCGTATACATCACCATCTATAGTCAACCTCCACGTTGTAGAGGGGGCACCATTAGATCCAGTACCACCTTGTTGTACTAAGTTAACGGGAGTCCTAGATGTACCAGTATTTAAACTTCCTTGTACCGTATTCTCATAGGTATTACCCAATATATCACTAAATTGTGTACCCACTGGAACTATAGTACCACTATTACCAAATAATGTTAAATTACCAAACGTCTTAGTTGGGGCTAATCTAGTTATCTTCAATAGTGCTGCTAAGTCCTCTAATTGTTTGCCTGTTGCCACATCAACAATAAAAGCATTATAGAGTGCTTGTAGTAATTCCCAATTCTCAGCGTTGGCTGCGGCGTAAATTACATTTTGTATACCTAAAAAACTATCAGATGTTAAGTCAACACTGTTACCATATTGTAACCTTAATGCACTTTCCAACTCACTTATTATATCGGGCAACCTTTTTATGGTTAACCCATTACCATTTAATCCTGCCATTTTATCCTCTAAATTTGAACAGAGATAACACCTTGAGAAGTTGTTACATTAAAATTAAAATCTAATTTACGATCTTTTGTGTTAAGAGTGCTGCTGAAAGATGTTAATTCTAAAACACCTTGTGTCTCTAAAATCTCACGTCTTACCACACTTTCTACTAAAAACTTATCATACCTTTGAGTTAATATATCTGTGTAATAAGGTAAACCTATACTAGAATCATAGAACCACTCATCTAAAAATGTATTAAGTCTTATCTGTAGCCTCTGTCTTATGAGAGTTGCCGAATCTGTTATTAATGTAGGTGTGTTACCTGTTAAGGCTATATCCCCTGTTATGGGGTCTAAATATATATCGCTCATATTCTACCTTATACTGGAGGTGTTGTTTGAGAGCCACCAGACTGAACACCACCATGTTTGTGACCTTTGAGACTTTTACCCCCACCAACACAATCAGTAGCTCCTGTTACTGTTTTAGAGCAGTTAATATCCCCTGTGACATCTAAATCACTGTCCACAATAGTCTTACCTGCTGGTTTAAGTTGTATATCCCCAGAAGATAATAAAGTAACAGTAGACCCAAAAGCTTTCAACTCTACATCATCTGCATTAGGGTCTAAGTTGCTGCTTAAGTTGAATAGACCTGCTATAGCCACAGCATCACTATTACTATGCATTCGACTATCCCCACATACCCCAGCACCCTTTTCTTTCCACTTATCTAAACTCATCATGGAGAAACAAAGAAGTACCTTATCCCCTGTTTTGATTGGGAAACTTAGTATACCGCCACCGCCACTAGGGAATATGATAGGAACCTCTGTAAGCCCCATTGTGGGCATTTCTTCTCTAGATAAGGTCTTAGGCTGCCTAATGTCAATAGACACGTCTACGGACTGTTTAGAGGTGTTGTACTTAGTTACAGTAGCTGGTAGTGATGTATACAGTTGATCTGTTAATCTATCTACATGGGATTTAATAATATCATAAGAGTCAAATTCATAGGCCATTATCTGGCTTCCACTGTACACTCTGTATACCAATCTTGTCCATGTGTATCCATGACGTGTTTAATTGTTCTAACATTATAATCTCCGTCAATAGGGTTGTTAGGGTCTAATTTATCAAAATCTTTTAATACAATTTTAGTATCAGTGCTAATTAAACCATCTAAGAAAGTTCTAAATTTCAAACCTTGTGGTGTCTTACCATTGAGATTTGATTGTTGTATATTATTAATATCATTAATTACATTAGATGGTTTAAGAGTAACTTGTCTAGCCAGTTTAGGTTCAGACTTACTTATCATATAGAACCCATTATTAGTTAGGTGCCACACTATATCTTCATCTCGTATCATTTCATCTAGTACAGAGCCTATGTTACCATAAGCGGTAAAAGAAGAAGTGAAAGTAGGGGACTTAAATGTCACCTCAGAACTAATAGAATTATTAGTAAATATAATACCTTCCCAATTACCCACAATATCTTTAATAGCTGCTTTCTTATCTGTTCCTTTAGGATAAACCTTACTGATAATACCTTTACGTAGTGAAGCAGCACTATCCTTAGCTACCACTGTCATTACTAAATCTGCTCCTAAACGTTGGCTAGATATAGTTACTACATCACCTGTGAATACTTCAGGTAGTCCATCAAATTCATCTACTAAAGCACCATCCTTGATACTCTTATAACCTGCTCTTAGTGATATATATCGTTTATCAGCTTTAGTAGTGATAAACGACAAATCCTCTTTAGATGGATTATAAAGTTTAATAGTTACATTGTTAGTATTACTATTAGTATTATTTTTATCTATACTAGCCTGAAGCCTTAAATCACCACTCCATACCCTACTCTTAGTTCTATCCTCAGATGGTATAGAGCGTGAGTCTGCTGGGGATGTACTATAAACACCTATACCTTGTTGTTGAGTAGGTGTGGATAATGCCAGTATATTACTAACGAATGTAGGTGTTTCTACTGGTGCAGCTAACAACTCAGGTACAGCCACCACAGTTTTCTT